ACTATCTATTTCTGGTACAGGCTTTCCAGGGTTATCTGCAGAAGTAAACGTCTGCCGTGTCATTGAATTGAACAGCATCTCATAATAAGGTTTAAGCTCAGTAGGGATGTTACGCTGTTGCACAGTCGTATTTTGACCACCCCCGCTACCACCACCGTAAAATGTCGGTACGACATAAGTAAAAAAATACTTTTTAAAACTTTTAATAATCATATTGATACTTCCAGTAAGGTACTGCGAGGTTGAAAGTTGAATCGTTTCCAGAGCCTAATAATAGCTGGGCGTCCGTACCCTTGAATCATCGTTGCTCCGCGCATCTTAAATAAATTTTTTAATTGGTTAAAACTATCTTGGCTGGCAATCAGTCTACCGCCTACTGCTGTAATAAAGGCAACACGATGCAGTGGGTAGTTAATATACGAGATAGTTGCAGCCCCTCTCATTACGTTATCCTCATCTACTGCCACAAAAAGCTCCCAATTACCGCTGACAAGATAGCTTAGTACATGGTCGTCATTATACGTCATGTTAGGTGAATTCTCACCACTCCCTTCCTGCAACCCAGCGATAATATGATGCTTAACTAGAGGCCATGTCTGTTGCACAAACTCAAGAGGCACTGCGTGTACGGTTATCATATTCTATTTAGCGAGGTAGAGAACTTAAATATCCCTGCATAGCCGCCGTATCCGTGTAATCCCCTTGATACCCTGCATTAACCGCTTGGTTCTCTAACTGCTGCCCTGTTAAAGATGTAATCCCTGCATTTTGATTAGCTGTATTAGCAGGGGACAAATTAATCGGTATACCCGTTTCACCGTTAGGACCTAAAGTAAAAGTACTCATGTTATTTGGCGATACTATACTAGTCACATTGGGCGTTACTATCCCTGCATTAAAAGGCTGACTAGTCTCTGGTACTTTAGTTAAAGTAGTTGGCGGTACATATATAGGCTGACTAGTCTCAGTCTCTGGTATTTTAGTTAAAGTAGTTGGCGGTACATATATAGGCTGACTAGTCTCTGGTACTTTAGTTAATGAGAACTGACTCATCTTCTGCTGTAAATCTTTTTTCCGCAATTCTTCCGCTGCTTGTTGCTCAGCTATTAACTTATCTGTTGCTATCCGTCTAGCTTCAATCTCTGCTGGTGTACCTGGATTTACACCGCTTGTATTTGTTACTACGGGCTTATCTGTTACTACTGGAGGAGTCATATAATTAGCTGGTAGTGTTATATCCTCCTTTGCCATAAGTGTATAAGGGTCATTTGGGTTTTCGGCAAACCATTTCCATCTATCTTCTGGAGTTTTCCATGAATCTATAATGTTGGATATACGCTGTGAGCTTGCGTACGCGTCAGCTTCTTTAGCTCGTTCAATTGCAAACTGCTCATTATTAGCTTTTAGTTGCTCTGGTGTCCACCCCATAGCTTCCATTAACTGTAAATCGTTTGCGGTAAACCCTGTAGGATTTCTTACAGTATAATTAGGTTTACCAGTTCGAGGGTTAACAGCCGGTCCACCAACAGTGCTACCAGATAGAGTATCAATACCAGCATTGCCCGCTACAGTAGATTTACCAGTTAACGTATCAATCCCTGCCGCAGTGTCTTGATTAATTGCAAGGTTAGGGTCAACTACTGTACTACCTCCCAATAAACCGCCTGGGTCTAACTGCACAAGTTCCGTTGACGTATCAATATCGGGCTTAGTTGTGGTAGGAATCTTCATCTGGTCAGTATCTGCAACCCAAGGACTATTTATTGCACTGCCGTCATGGTTAGTTTGATACAGACCTAGTAAGTTTTCACTAAGCGATGAGCCTTTGGTGAGGTCATTACCTGTAGGCATTCCAGCAGAGTTCTGCAAGTTTATGATGTCTCTAGCTGTTGTGTTTTCTTTAAACGGTTTATTTAAGCTTGCTAATTGCGTTGATGTCATCGCAACTGGCTGTGCAAGAGAGCTTTTATAATCTGAAGCAAAGGGGTTTTTAGTAGAACCTAGTAAACTGGTAAGCGCACTGGCATAAGGAGACGTTGATTTTGACTCATACATCTTTGTGTCAGTATTATAGGTAGGCGCAACATAAGCCCCTCTATTTGCTATACCTTGATTGTTATATGTCTGCACAAACTCAGACATATTTTTAGAGGGTATCTCCCCACCGTTATAGACAAAATTACCCTTATCATCTTTAAAAGAACCTACAGGCAAAAGACCGCCAATTCCAGTTTTATCTTGCGAAGATTCACTAGATGGACTAACGCTTGAAGAAAGTTTATTAGGGTTATTAATATAGTCGGCTAACCCTCCGCTTTTAGTTAAACCAGCAACTCCACCTACATCATCTAAAGAAATACCTTGTGCTTTTAAGTCTTTAGTTGCCGCTGCAATGGCAAGGTCATTTATCTTAGTATCAAATGTAGATTGAGGAATAATTCCTTTTGCCACCGAATCTAAATACTCAGAAGTAAATGCTGGCGTACCATCTGCCTTCTTAATATCTTTATAAGTTGCTTTTAACGCGTCTGCATATGCTGTAACTGAAGCAGGGTTATCCTTGTTATAGTTTAACTGTGCTAGAGGTAATGCAGGAAGCGTTGCTAAAGGGTCTTTTGACAATACAGCTTGCACGTTAGTAGGAAGTTTTCCGTCAACCATCCACGTATTAAACGCTTTTTTAGCCGCATCAAGACCTTTACCAGTAAGAATTGTTGGGTCTTTTAAATATTTTTGCCATATTTTAATTTGGTCAGCTACTGTTTTAGCCTTGTTAAGTTCATCTACTATTAGTCCAAATTTAGGCCCGTTAATCCCATCTTTTACATTATTACCTCCTACAGTATTAACTGAAGGGTTGTCTAAAGCTTTAAACCAATTAGAACCTTTTGATGCTGATATAATATCCATGTGTACTTCCTAAGCTGGTAGGTGTTTGTAGGCTTTTGGGTTGTCTGAGAACTTACCTTTGCCAGTTGTTTTTCTACGTTCTGATTGAATGCGGTCCATCATTTGATATAAGCGTTTAGCCCCTGCATCAGTTGAACCATTACCTAACTCAGATACAATACGCGCGGGCACCACAAATTCTCCGGTTGCAAGTCTTGCAGGTTGCTTACCACCTATAGTAGCGGGGATATCATCTGAAACCCCATCACCAGGACCTTTAAGCAGTCTACCGCCATCAGAATACCCTCCTAAATCAGAAATACCACCGTGAGCCATCATCTGCACAGAGTCGCCCATATAACCTTGATTGTTTGATACTTCATTGCGGTTAGGGATATCTAGTGTTCCTGGACTTTGCATCTGTGGAGTTTGATCGTAGTTATCTAAATCTGTAATCCCACCTGCTGCAAACTGAGGTCCATACGGACGATATACACTAGGATTCCACTTCACGTTAGCACGAATACCCCTTTCTTCTGGGGCTGTAGGGTTAGATGTTAGAGCAGAGTCGAGTGCCATATTAGTTGCACCGCCAACCAACGCAGAAGTTATACCTGGATTATTAGTAGCAAACTGACCCACCGTACCGCCCATCTGACCTAAACCACCAGCAGCTGCACCACCTACACCACCAGACACCGCACCAGTTAACATACCTCTGCCAACATCTTTACCTTGAGCACCAGCAAGTAGACCATTAATCCCCGCACCATACACTGCGTTCTCAAGGGCTTTACCGCCAATAGCGTTTCCTGTTTGTCCTGCATCAGCTATACCCGCTTTACTTAAAAGCTGAGACCCCCAAGATGCGTTTGCCTCGTTAGCTGCTAAGTTTTTTGCAGCAAATAATTCTTGGTCTACTGACTTTAGAGGTCCTGTAGGCCCGTGTACTACCGGAGCTCCATTTCCTGTTGAGGTCACCACCGGATTTGATGCAACTTGACTCGCTGCTGGATTCACTACGGTTTGACTTGCTGCTGGATTCACTACGGTTTGACTTGCTGCTGGATTCACTACGGTTTGACTTGCGGGATTTACTGCAGCTGTCGGGTCTACAGCAGGTAGTGCTGATATGCCTTGATTAGCTACTTGTCCTGTGCCTTGCACAGCAGCTTGCTCTGTACCCTGTACAACAGCTTCTTTACCCACCTCTTTACCTACTTCAGTAGCTACTTCTGCACCTTGTAATGCAGGGGCTGCTGCGGCTAATGCTCCAGAGGCAAGTCCACTAATCCCTCCCATCAAAGCACCTTGGCCAACATCTCCGCCAGTAGCGGCAGATACACCAGCGCCAAGTCCAGCACCAACAGCACCCGTAGCAGCAGCTCCAGCAATACCTCCTACCAAAGCACTAGCGCCAGCGCTAACGGCAGCTGCGCTAACCATACTTGCAATAAAACTCATAAACCTTCCCCAATTAACTGTTGTGTTTTTTGCTCGTACTCTTCAAATGAATTAGATACAAGCTCGTCTTCGATAGCTTCAACGCTATCAAGGTCAGTTCGATGAACTGTGATAAATGTGCAATCTGTCTCTGCGTAAGCTAGGCGTTTAATTCCTGGCTTTTCAACGGATATGTAAGGTGCGGTAACAACTATTGATGTGTCGCCGTTTGTGATGCGGAGTGTACCCTGAGCTAGAATACCAATGCTTTCGTGGTTATGAATTCTACCCGTAGCAAGCGAACCAGCTTGATAATGTTAACTCGCAGTTATTAAGTGTAGCAGGCGGGAGCATTTTAAAGTTCCCCAACGGTAGTTTTTACTTAACCACGCAGCAGACGATACCTGTTATAAACACAGCTTACGCCATACCGTTTAACAATACAGCTGACGCAAACCAAGTTGCTATTGGAACAACTACATCACACATCGTAACCAGCGTGGCTGGATACTACAACTTTCAGTTCTCTTTGCAGTTAGCTAAAACAGGCGGTTCAAATGTTGGCATATGGATATGGCCTAGAGTAAATAGCCGTTGGTGTTGCAGTGGTGTTGTCGTCTACACCATTCTCATGGTTAACTAAATTATGTGTGTACGTTGCAGCAATTGGGAAATCTAAAATTCCAGAGTCAAGCCAAGCGGTACGACCCATCGTGCCGTAATACCATATATCCTCAGCGTAGTTATAGATTGCATATTTATCCACCACTGTACTATTTGCAGAGCAGTAGAACCACCAGACTTCATTAAACCCTTCGTTAGTACTTGCAAACACCTGCTCAATTTGCTGAATGTTAAAGTCATTAAAAATGTACTCTCTTAGGTCACAGTTCTGAGTGCTTACACGACCATCGTATTTGTAGAATTTATCACGCCCCATCCAGTACACAACACCCGAAGCAAGCGTAGCGGCATTCTGCCCTACAATAGAGATGTTATCACCCATTAACTGCGCATTCCACACCAGTGGATACCCTAAATACTGCATAGAGTAAAGCGTAGAGTCTGTCCAAACTAGAATCTCTTGACGTGTTTGAAGCGCTGTAATGATTTGAGACCCACGAGTTAAACTCAGTGAACCTGCTTGGTTAGTAACTGATGGTGTCCAGTCAGCGGCATTCTCTTGGTCAGACCAGCGTACTAACAGTGGGCTTTGAGTAGATACACCGTAGTCATTAGCGCCAAAAGCAAATACAAACCGGTAAGTATCTGATACGGTAATATAGTTCTGAATAGTGGGAACATCTGACGCTCCAGCAATAGTAGCTAAGTTTACTGCTCTTTGTGAAATAGACTGTGTGCCTGATTGCGTGCCTGTAGTAGTAATCAACGTGCCGATAGAGTCTGTTATATTAAACACGCCAGACACATAGTTTTTTATGTAGTACGTTGTGCCTGTAGCTATTCCAGTAGGAAGTGCGCCTGTTGTTTCAAAGACTATCGGTGCACCTTCAGTGTAGTGGTCTGTTGCAATTATCTGTGCTGGTGATGCGATACTAATTGTTGCGGTAGTGCTTGCAAGTCCTCTATCTGCATAGTAGTAATACATCGCACCCGTGCGAGGACCAAAGACTAAATCTTGACCATAATTACTCTGCGACCATAAGCGAAGTGAATCGTTAGACGACTGCCCTGTACCCCAAGACCCACTACCCCACGCCCCTGCACCCCAACCGCTAGTAGGTGTTTGATACTCTGGTCCTACCGATATCTGATAGACAGCACGAGGCGTTCCGCCATTCCCAGTATCTGAACTGTTTGCCGCTACGCTAACTGAAATAGAGTAAGAGTTTGCATTGATATAGGTAATTTGAAACTCAGTATTGAGTATCGCCGCTGTAATAGTTCCACCTAAACCCGTAGCACCGTTAAACGTAACATAGTCCCCATTAACACAACCGTGATTAGTCGCGCTTACTGTAATGACAGTAGAACCATTCGTAGCTGTAAAAGGGCTTGTTAGGTTAGCTGCGGTGCGTATAGGGGTAATGTCGTAGTAACTGCCCCCACGAGAGATATAGAACTTGGTATTAGTTCCAACACCTATAAGCGTAACTTGCCCAAGCGTCTCCCAAGCCCACAAAGAGCGACATACACCGTCAAAAACACTGCTAGAGATTCTATTCCAACCGCCTAGTTTCTGAGGTGAGCCTTGACGAAAGCGTATTTTATCGCAGTCATACCAGCCGCCTTCTGTGTATAAACGCGTGTTTTCGCGATTAACCCCACTTTTAAAGATGATTTTCTTAAGGGTCATTACTTAGTCCTATTTATCCATTCCAACGTGCAATTTTACCATCACGAACATCAATATGCGTAAAAGAATTGTAGCGTCCAAGGCCTCGGCACTCTAAGTTAAAATGCTTCATTAGGTATTCTTGCACTTCGCGTGGTTCAATACCTTTTACCTTGATGTCTGCTGCGTTACCGAGAACGTGTTGGCTTTCTTTTGCACCGCCCACTTTAGTGTTGTGTGCTTTGCATCTTCTACCACTCATGATGGTAATCGGCTTGCCAAATGATTTTCGAATACGGTCTAGCAAGTCAACGAGCTTTGGGTTTACGTCTTTTTCTCCACACCCGCAGTGGCAAGCAAATTCTTCTGGCTTAAAGTATTCGCTCATATTATTTACCTTCTGACACGAATAACCCAATCATACCAAACACTACACCAGCCGCAGTTAACCCATCGTGGATAGGGCCAACCTCAATATTCATACCCGCCATAGTCGCTAAGGCTGCCACACTCGCGTGTGTAGAAGGCTCTTTTAATCGAGCCATTAAGTAGTTCCATATTTTAAGTATTTTGTTCATTGTCATCTCCAATAATTGCAGTTGATGTTTCTCTATCTATGGATAGTTTGCCTTCGCAAACAATATTCCAATCTTCAGTATTTTTTTCTTTTTCACTTTTAACTGGTACGCGAATATCTAAGTTTTTAAACAAATACTCCTTGTCACCTTCAAATACTCGCCAAACATGGTCTACTGACCCTCTACCTTCTTGACCACGCGTCTTGTTAAATCGTATTCTGTACTTCATATAATTTCAGCATCATGTGTAGTACATTGAGTAGACTCTACGGGTATAGCAACAATATTAAAATGCACAAAACGAATAGGTTCATCAGCAGCGTGTCTACCAAAGGCATGAGGTAAATAAGAACTACTCAAAAGCATTAAACCCTCTTTCGGTTCAAAGTTAATAATATTACTTGCTGGTGACGCATTATTCATATTAGCTTCGGGTAAATTAGCTTGAACCTTACCTGCTCTTGGGTCATAAAATAAAACTCGTGAGCATTTTTCTGGTGTATCTAAAAAATAAAACCCAACTAACTGAACACCAAATCCGTGAGTATGTTGTTCCATCAACGAATGCTTGTGATGTTCTTGTGTCCACATCTCGGAGAAACTGACATTAAACTCACTCATAGCATAGCCTTGTGAATTTAAAATGTTCCAAGCTGTTTCACCAATAAAACGACAAAAAGGCTCTAATCTTTCATCATTAGCAAAATTACCTGTCATTTTTACAGGGTAAATATCATCCAAATCTTTCTCTATTTTATCTAAATGTTCATTAGATACTTCTTTAACAATTTCTAAAAATTCCGGTTTATCTATTCTATAAACAATAGATGGGAAATAAACATATGACTCAATTTCATTTTGCGCATCACCTACAATCGTTACATCACTCATTGGGTATCCATGCTTCAGTTGTTATGTCAAAACTATATATTTTACCATCGGTTGGGTAAGGGGGAACTGCAACCCAATTATTTTTTGTTCCAGACCATTTAAAATCGCCTTCTGGTCTTGGTACAGGTGCAACATATCGACATAAAGTTTCATCAAAAACCCAAGCAGAAAAGTTTTCACGATTTGGTAGCGATGACCAACGATTTTTTTCAACTTGTTGTTTATCCGCTATTTCGTTATTTGTCATGTCACGCACAGCCCAAACATCTTTGTAAATATCACCTATTAGTTGGTACTCTGGTTGCTCTGATTGTAGCACTTCATAAACACCTATTTCTGGGCGTTGTACACGCTCAAATGGTTTCCAATTTTCTGGGACAGCACCAAATGCCTGTAGTAAATTATCTTCAAAAGCAGGGTGGTTCTTAGGCTGACCGTTTTCTGTTTCAATATATAAATTCATTATACGTCACCAGTATTTGTTGAAGGGAATGCTCGCCCCGAACCCCATATAATGCGAACACCTCCTTTTCCGCCAACTCTACCCTCAGAGCCTCCACCTCCATAAATCCCTACAGTAGCGCTAGTCCCTCCGTTACTTCCTCCAGAACCTCCTTCCCCGCCTCTACCGCCATTAAAAGATGCCGAACCGCTTGAGCCCTCTCCAAGCAAACCTACACCCCCACCAGCGTAAGTATTTGCACCTGCGCCACCAGCAGCTCCCCCGCCAGCACCACTTGTTGCAGAACCTCCAGTATCACCGCCTCTACCACCGTTACCAGAATATCCGCCAGCTCCGCCTCCGCCACCCCAATCGCCACCTCCAGTGCCGCCTCGCCCCCCATCGCCTCCACCAATAGACCCGCCAATTGTTGAGCCTGTTCCACCAGTGCCGCCAGTGCCGCTATCAGAACTATAGCCACCACCATTAGCAACAAGCGTAGTAGAGTTAAATGTTGAATTTCCGCCAGAAACTCCTTGCGTTCCTCCAGCTCCAACAACTACAGTGTATGAATTACCGGGAGTCACTGTAAAATTATTGTAATATCGAAGCCCGCCTCCGCCGCCACCCGAAGCTGGAGGATTATTTGTACCCCCTCCACCGCCAACAGCAACTACTGATACAGAAGTTACTCCTGTAGGAGCAACCCAAGAATAAGTCCCTGCGGAAGTGTATGCTTGTTGTCCGGGAGCTGCACCGAAAGAACGCCCATAAGCAAAGTTTTGTTGAATCCCACTCATATTAAGTTAACCCCGCGCCAGAAATAATCCAAGTTGTCGATGTCATTTTAAGTGCTGTTGCTGTGCCGTATTGCGCAAGTGAGCGTGTACCTGTTGTACCTGTGCCAGCTAAGTACATCGTATCTGTTGTGATTGCGATACTGATGACTTGAGATGTCATATTAACAAAAGAAATAGCTGTGCCGATTGGGTACGCTACCGAGCTATTAGCAGGAATAGTAAACGTCCGCGCATTAGCGTCAGTTGAAGGATGAAAAATATGCTTCCCCGCGTCTGAAGCAACAAGTGTGTAGGCGGCAGATTGACTGTTTTGCGGGATGTTAATATAGCCAACGCCATTTGTACCATCAACGGTACAAGATGACAGCGTACCGCTGGAAGGCGTTCCTAATAAGGGAGCGACTAAAGTCATGCCGCTTGGCAATGTGGTTGCCGAAGTTAAATTAGCTGCTGTACCTGTGGTATTTTGATTAAGTGTTGGAAAGTCTGCGGCAACAGCAATAGTCAATGCACCAGTTGTTGTTGTGCTTTTTAAAATACCCGTAGCTAAAGCAGAAGTCCCCGCACTATAATCTGTGCCAGACGTAGCTGCTGTGAAGGCACTTGTACCATTACCTTTTAAAACACCTGTGAGTGTTGTTGCACCCGTACCACCAGTAGCAACGGGAAGCGTGCTTGATATAGTAGAGGGCGTAATCTCAACAAAGTCTGACCCATTCCAAGCAACAATAGATGTCTTACCTGAAGTAATAGTTACACCCGTACCCGAAGCACCTACGATTTTAACTGATTGAGATGTAGATGTTGCATTGATAACTAGGTATGTTTTTTCCGCTGACGGGACTGTAACAGTCAACAGGCTTGCAGGGGCACCTGAACATTTAATAACTTGGTATTGTGAAGAGCCTGTAGCTCCTGACCCAACTTGAATTAAAGCGGTACCCGTTGTTTTACTTAATGTAACAGCTGTTTGAGAACCACTAATAATTTGTGTCCCTGCAATGGCGCTGTCTAAATAAGTAGTAATATAGTTATTAACTACCTGCCCCCAAGTACCAGTAAGCTCCCCGTCAACGGGGAGAGCTAATCCTAAAAGTGATGTATATGCGGTTGTCATGTTTTTAACCTAATGTGTTAATGGGTGTCCAAATTGCGTCTTGTGTTGTAGTAATCGATGCCCAGTTAGCGGTTTGTGTATCATTTATAATCTCCCATAAAAACCGCGAAGTTAATGAGTCAAGTGCGTAAACCGTTTCATTGATAGTTGCATAAAACGACCCATTGGCAAACACTATATCAACTGCATCGCCTATTTCAAGTATAGAAGCTATAGCATTTAATGAACCACTTTGTGAATCTTCTGCGAGTAATTCTTCTAGTACACTAGCCGTTATATAAACGGTTACACTTTGCGCGTCAGTTGCACTAATTGATTCTGTAATATCACCTACAGCATAAAGTGCGGTAGTTTGTGAATCTGACGCCAATACTGTTTCTGTTATAGAATTTGTAAACAATATTCCCGCTACTAAACTAGAATCTGCTGATACTGTCTCTATTAATGAAGCACTAGCGTTTAATGTGTAGGACTGTGTATCTATTGCAACTACTGATTCTGTTAAACTTTCTGCTATTGCTAAACCACCGACTACCTCATCAGTAGCTGATACCGATTCAGTTAACGTAGGACTTGCTATTAAGTTTCCAGTTTGTGCAGTAGTAGCTGTTACAGATTCAGTAAGAGCCCCTACCGCATTTAGTACCGATGATTGACTATCAGTAGCTGTTACAGATTCAGTAAGAGCCCCTACCGCATTTAGTACCGATGATTGACTATCAGTAGCTGTTACAGATTCAGTGAGTGAAGCAGGCAAACCACGAGTTGCAGTTTGACTATCAGTAGCTGTTACAGATTCAGTAAGCGTTTGCGATTGAGTTACTGCACCAGATTGGGTGCTCGTAGCTGTTACAGATTCAGTAAGAGTATCCTCATAGACTGAGTCACCCCATCCAGCTTGCCCCCAAGTTCCGCTACCCCAACCGCCAGCCACAATAAGTCCTTACACTGATGCTGTATAAGTTACAAGAAGCGAATCACCTGCAATAACTGCACGCGAAGTTGCAAAACTACCTGCTGAATAAAGAATACCTGCACCACCATTAGATGACGTGTTTCTTGCCTGTGTCGCACACAGTATAGCGCCAAGCACAGTACCGCCAGCACCACTAATTGTAAACGTAGTGGCTGTTGATGCTTTAGAGCCTGATGATGCTGCGTTCCAAGCTGCTGTTGCTCTATTGGTAGAACTACCTGAAATAGTGTAGTTTAAGTATTCTAACCAACCAGCGTGAGAGGCTAATGTATCACCAGCGGCATACGCACTAAACGAAGCGTTGTCAACAAGACCCATGTACCAAGTAGTTGTCGGTGTACTTGCGCCTAAATAAACATCGAGTAAGTTATTTTTACCTACAGTCACAACGAGATTCTCAATTGAATCTTCCCACTTTAAATTACCATCAGCATCAAGGCATTTAACATCATATCGACCTGTGACTGAAAGTTGCTCGCCTACACTACCACCAAGAAGGGTTGTTGCGCCTAATGAGTCTTGTGCATCTACTTTTTCTGTGTGCATATTAATACCTAATTAGAAGAGCGAATGATAGCTGAAGTGCTTGTGTTCGCTGGAAAAGTTATTGTAAAAGTTGAGGTTGTTACCTTATCACTACCAAAGTCTAGTACCGCTACAGACTTATTAGATTTAGAGCTATTATATATCAGAGCGCCGCGTGCTGTGAAATTAGCTGATGTCCACGAGATATTGTCAAAACTAATGTACGCAGTTCCATCAGAGGCGTTTACTGTTGGCGCTACTAAGGCTTTACCTGTCGCTGTATACCCAGTGCCAGAAATCTCATCTACAGCTGTATACTCAGTGGTGTTTTGATTAAGCGTAGCGTTAGCTGTGTACAAAGCAATTTTAAACGTATCCGTAGTAAAGTTATGGATAGCCTCGTAAAGCTCTTTTTTAAAGCTGGTTGTTTGGCCTTGTACTATCATCTGACAGGAATCCTTGCTTGGCCGTTACGGTATGCATCACCTCTATCTTTACCTGTAGCAAGTGTATTGAGTAGGGTCATTGCTTCTTCGTAGCGTTGGCGATAATTAGCCATAATCTCTACATCACCTTTTAAAAATGTATACGCTTCTAAAACAGACCCATACAGCAAAGCAGAGTCAAAGTTATCTCCTAGCCATGTTACACCACCAGACTCTTCGCTTGTAATTGAGGGTGGGTAATAGAAGTAATGAAGCTCTGCATCATACTGAGCGTCAGGCGTAGGACCTAGAATAAACGTCAATTCGGTTATATCATCAGAGCGTGGACCAAATATCGCATAATACTTAGGTATCGCTTTATCATTAGGGTTTGGATACGCTTCACGAATAAAGTTAACATCTTTATTTAAAAGGTAAGTATAGTTATCGTCTGTATCAATTACCGCTAAAGAGTACACCGACAAAAAGTCTAATGGGCATTGCAAGTATTTATTGTTTGCACTAATCACGCCCGTGACATTTTTACGTAGGTCTGGTAGCTGTATGCTGTTGTAAATACGCTGTTCTGCTTGCTCAATAAATAAGTTAAGCTGAGTCGTAGAGAACGTATTCTCAACGTAATCTTGAATCGCTGTACACAATTCTGCGTAAGTCATAGCTTATGCCATTGGTCCGCGAGCTGTTTTACCTTTCGTTGCAGCGCCATTACCACGAGTTTTAACACCAGACGTTTTAATGCCTGTTTGTGGGTATCCAGCTACTTTAGGGGTTGGTTCTGTTTTAATTTTGCCTGACATAATCGTTCTCTAAGTTGTGATAGTAACAGTGCCAACAGATGTTTTGGCAACAAGGTAATTAGGTGTAAGGGCTGCATCAAACTGTGAAGAGCCACCAACTGGTGCCCAACCCCATTGGAAAATACGACTTCCGTCTGAGGGTAATTGTAACGTATTTAAGCCAGCTTGGTAATAGCTTGTATCGGGTCTTGGATCTCTTAATGCTTGCGGATCAAAAATTGGATAAAGACCTAGTAATAACTGTGGTTGATCTGGGTCCCAGCATGAGGGACAGACTTTAATATTAGTTATCTTAGTCTTAATTACAAGTTTTTTAAGTTCCTTTAACTGATATCGCTGTCCGCAACGATCGCAAAAGGAATGACTCCATTTACCTGACGAGTATTTAACTGACATGGTTATATAAACCCAATTCTTGGAACAGCTCTAAATGAAGCAGTATCTCTATCCTCTTCAGCCGCCATTCTATACTGTTCTTCATAATCAGCTTTTAACATCGCAATTCTATTAGGGTCTATATCAGCTACTTTAACAGACAGGTAATAAGATAACCCCGCAAGCATTGCTGGTAAAAATCTAAACGGGACATCTTGTGTATTTACCCCTGTGCCTACATCTTGAATACGTCTCATACGCCATGTTACAAGTGTATAGTAAGGTGTTGTTGATGTACCTTGGTCTGGTGTAGGCCATATATTTATAGTTGCGCTATTAACTCCGGTAGGTGTTGTAGCACCTGATTGCTTATTAAACCAAAATTGAATAGGTCGTCCTCTTGCATTCTTATTTGGGATGGTTGAATACGTTGATTCTGATATACGGTTTATATTTATATCAACTTGATTTTGTCCAGTACCAGTACGAACAACGCAATCTAACAGTTCAACAGTGTCGACAGGAACAGTATACTCAATCTGATTTGGGTATAAGGGGATTTCAATCTGTTCGATTGTCCACATATTTGTTCCGCGATTTACCCATTCTATGAATAAAAGCTGAAGTGAGCGTCTTGCTGTGCGTAAATCATACCCACTACGAAGTTCTCTACCTCCGAGTCTCTCATAACATTCTTCCGCGATTTCAGCAAAATCAAGATTGAATAACGCAGTTCCGGTTGTGGTCA